TTTTAAAAAACGGCTGTTATCACATTATGAGCATAGCAATGAATTATGCTAACCCATTTGTTTCTGACATGGAAGATTGGGGTTCGGTTTATAGTGATGCTGATTTGATGCTAAGGGTTTTGGAAGAGGTGGTAGAATGAAATGTATTAAAGTATTTGAATCGTTTAGTGGAATAGGAACACAACGCATGGCGCTTAGAAATTTAGGAATAGAGCATGAAGTAGTGGCAATTGCAGAGATAGATAAATATGCCTTATCAAGTTATGATGCAATACACGGAGATTGTCCGAATCTAGGAGATATTAGTAAAATTGACCCGAACACAATACCTGACCATGATTTGTTTACCTATAGTTTCCCTTGTTTTACAGGAGACACCTTGGTGCTGACAAACAGCGGGTACAAGCGTATTGATGAAATCAATATCGGAGATGCTGTTTTAACCCATACAAACCAGTATAAAAAAGTGACAAATGTTTTTAATCAAGGTGTCAAAGATATTGTTAACATTAAAGGTATGGCTATTCATAATATTAAAACCACAGAAAACCATAAGTTCTTAACAAGAGAACGATATAGAAAATGGAATAATGATAAACGATCTTACGACAGATTGTTCCACGATCCACAATGGGTTGAAGTTAAAGGTTTGACGAAGAATCACTATCTAGGTTTATCAATCAATCAAAACAGCGAGTTACCAGTATGGGATGGATATACCAACTCTTGGGGTACTGGTTATGGTGATAGAACGTATCATACGAATTTCATTAGTCCATTATTGGAAAACAATAATTTCTGGTGGTTGATGGGTAGATATGTTGCTGACGGATGGTGTCGTAAACAGGGTGGAATCATTATTGCTGTACCTGATGTTAAATTGGAAGAATTTGAAAATCGAGTGAATGGTTTATTCGATTATAATATCTCAAAAGAACGTACTGCGAACAAAGTTAATATTCCAATTAAAGAGTTATCGTTGTTTACGGAACAGTTTGGGTATTATGCTCATGGTAAAAAGATTAGTCCAGAAGTATTGAACTTACCAGTTGAGTTGTTAAAATCTTTCGTTGAAGGGTATTTCAGCGGAGATGGTTACTACTCTGAAACTGATAAACTTTACAAATGTACTACAACCTCTGAAGAGCTAGTTTATGGTATTGGGCAATGTATTGCTAAAGTTTATCGTCGACCATATTCAATTTATAAAGACAGTAGACCAGCTACAAGTATTATCGAAGGAAGAATTGTGAATCAAAGAGATACTTATTCATTAACCTTTAAAATGACAACTGGGGAGCAAGATAAAGCATTTTATGAAGATGGACATATTTGGTTTCCATTTAATGGGTTGGAGAATGACGGTCAAGAAACAGTATATGATATTGAAGTTGAAGATGATCATTCATTTACAGTGTTTAATACCATTGCTCACAACTGTCAAGATATTTCAGTAGCTGGAAAACAAGCTGGGCTAGATATGAATAGCGGAACAAGATCGGGGCTTCTTTGGGAATGTCAAAAAGTGATAGCTGCTAAGAAGCCTAAGTATTTACTTATGGAAAATGTAAAAAATTTAGTTGGCAAAAAACATAAGCCAAATTTTGATAAATGGCTTGATTGGCTAGAAGAACAAGGTTACACAAATTATTGGCAGGTGCTAAACGCAAAAGACTATGGCGTTCCACAGAACAGAGAACGAGTATTTTGCGTATCAATTTTAGGTGAACATGAACCTTATATCTTCCCTGAAAAACGAGAGTTAACTCTCAGACTAAAAGATGTTTTAGAAGATGAGGTTGACGAGAAATACTATTTGAGCGAAGAAAGAGTGGCGCAACTGACATGGAAATAAAGCAAATAGCACAATATGACACAAAAACAAGAGAAAATAGTAATAGGTTTAGAGTTTATGACATTGATTATATAGCTCCAACTATTGGAACAATGCAGGGCGGAGGACTAGAACCGTGTGTACTAATAAAATAATTGTTTTCGCCAACACTCCGTCTACGTTTGTGAGTGAGAGCAATATATATGATGTTAATGGTATTTCGCCAACTTTGATGGCTAGAGATTATAAAGGACCAAAATTGATAGCAATTAAAAATGCAACAAAAAAAGGCTATCAGATAGCCGAAGAAGGAGATGGCATTGATACTGCTTATCCTTTTAGTAAAACAAGAAGAGGGAGAGTGCAAAAAAACATGGCGCACACAATAACAACTGATGACAGTAAAGGGGTAGTTGATAACTACCGCATTCGTAAGCTAACACCAAAAGAGTGTTGGAGGCTTATGGGATGCAGTGATGAAGATTTTGAAAAAGCAGAGCAAGTAAACAGCAACACACAATTATACAAGCAAGCAGGCAATGCAATCGTGGTTGATGTACTTGAGGCTATATTTAAACAGATGTTTTTGAAATAAGTGGGAGGAAAAAGATGACAAATAGAGAAGCGGCTAAAATTCGTTTTAAAGATAATGAGTACGATGTGCACACGGTCAAGTTGACTAAAAATGATATCAAAAATTTAAAAAATGGTACAACGCTCATGTATTTTAACAAAGAAGCAGATCAAGTTATCGCTCTGTCAATGGAGGTAACCAATGACTGAAAAACTAGGCGTGCTGCTGGTCGATGTTCCAGAGCCAAGGTTTGCTGTGTATCATTTTGTTTACTTGTCAGAATTAGGCTTTATGATTAAACCTTCAAGTGACTCAAAAATAATACTTGATATTGCTTACAAATGCACAGAGGAAGAAGCAAAAAAATATCCACAGTTTCGGTGGGTATCGTTGGAGGAAGAAAAATGATTAAGTTTAGAGCGTGGGGGAGGAACGGAAATTATCCTGGTTCCCCATCTGAAAAATTTGAAATGTTTTATGATGTGTCTGTTGTAACGACATACCATGATAAGGAGCAACACGTTATAGCTGATTTTGGTATGTATAACGAATCAGACTATAACGGAACTGATATTATTGATTACACATTGATGCAATCCACAGGGCTTTATGACAAAAACGGTGTGGAGATTTTCGAGGGGGATATTGTTAGATACACATGGGATATGCTGAGCGACCAAAACGCAACCGAAAAAGGTAAAAAAGTTAGAATATCAAAAGTTTTTTGGTCAGATTGGAGAGCCTCATGGGCAGTTGGGAGAAAGTTTTGTAACAGTGATTTATTTAGATATGCCAGAAATGGAAATACTGTCGAAGTCATTGGAAATATCCATGCTAACCCGGAACTTTTGGAGGATAAACTATGACACCGCAAGAATTTAAGGAAATAAGATTAAAACTAGGTCTGAGCATCGAGTCGCTGGCCAAGAAGCTAGGTTATTCACTCAGGCATGTGAGATGTTTGGAATCAGGCGCTAAGCCAATTGTTGAAAAGTCAGAAGAAAAGATAAGAACACTCCTAGCAGAAAGCCGTGTGCCTATCAAGAGACCTGTCAAGCCACCGAATCAGGGTGGCAGACCTAAGTGGCAGGTTGATTTAGATGAGCCGTATCATATGGATAAGCATGTTGTGAGATGGAGGTAAAAAAGCCAAGGCACTCTCTGCCCCGACTGGTATTATATTGCAATACTATTATACCATAAAGGAGCAGGCGTGTGAACAAACTGTCAGATGTAGAATTACGTGCTTTGGATTCAAAACTTTTTGATTACCAACAGATTGATAAAAAAATCGCCATTCGTAAGTTGGAAATACAGACGGAGGTATCGAACGATTGTAATATTGGCGGAGGGAAAGCGAACATCGTTTCTAAGCCAACAGAAAGACTCGTGGCACGTTGGTCAAGTGACATAAGGATAAATGGGCTGGAACAGTTTAGTAAAGCCATAGAAGCCACGCTAGAGGCTTTAGATGATGAGCTGAAAACAGTTTTTTATCTACGGTGGTCTATTAGTTCGGCAAAGACGTGGGAAGAAATTGCAGATGCACTTCACGTTTCACGTAAAAGCATTTACCGCAAAAGAGAAAGGATACTTACTATATTCGCAGATTTTCGAGGAGATTTATAAAGTTGACACAAAAAAGTGTGGAAGTGTCACGTTTTAAGTGGTAAATTGGTATCATGCAGATGCTGAGAAGAGATAGATGTTTTTATTTTCCAGTCATTTTAATTGACTTCCATCCTCCTTATGAATCGAACTCAGTATCTGTTTATTAATATGCTTTGATAATGAGTGCACCAAGCGACTATTTAGGTGCTAAACTGATTATCATTGCAACAAGGAACATAGGGGTGTTGATTGGAAAAACCTCGGTGGTATAGTCGCACTTGACCGCTAGATGGTCGCTGTGCAGGTTCGATTCCTGCTGTTCCTGTTTAATCCGTGTTCTCAATATCGGCTATAGCGATATGGGAGAGGTTAAATAAGCATACATGTCACTGTTTATTTAACTCAGTGTTCGATCCACTGGCACGGAGTTAAAAACTAGCAATAATAAAATAATTTAAAGATGACCTGTAGACCATGTTTTGCTAGTATCATGTAAGGGGCTGAATATTTCACTCAGGGAGACCGCATGGATGTGGTCTTTTTGTTTTTAAAGGAGGAAACAATGGAAATTGAGAAGGTTAACTTATCAATTATTAGGCAATACGAGAAAAACGCAAAATTACACCCTATTGAACAAATTGAACAAATAAAAAAATCAATATTAGAGTTCGGAAACAACGACCCGATTGCGATTGACGAAAATAACGTCATTATTGAGGGCCACGGAAGATACATGGCGCTCAAACAACTAGGGTATGAAGAGGTCGAGGTAATTAAGTTAACACACCTTAACGAAGAACAGAAAAAAGCATATATACTCGCCCACAATAAGTTGACCATGAACACGGACTTTGATATCGATCTCTTACACCAAGAATTGGGCGACATAATTGATATTGATATGACAGAATTTGGTTTTATGGATATCGATCTAGGAGAAGACGAGGAAGTAGTTGAAGACGACTTTGACGACACCCCTCCTGAAAAACCAAAGTCTAAATTTGGCGATATCTACCAATTAGGACGCCATCGGTTAATGTGTGGGGACAGTACGAGCGCCCAGGATGTAGAAAAGCTTATGGGGGAATTTAAAGCGGATATGCTGCTTACAGACCCGCCGTACAACGTGGCGTACAAAGGTAAGACAGAGGACGCTTTGACAATAAAAAACGACAGTATGGATAATGATGATTTTAGACAGTTCTTACGCTCTGCCTTCTTCGCAGCTGACAATGTTATGAAACCAGGAGCTGTTTTTTACATATGGCACGCTGAATCAGAAGGGTACAATTTCCGCGGGGCTTGTTTTGATATCGGTTGGACAGTTCGTCAATGTTTAATTTGGAATAAAAACGCAATGGTGCTTGGTCGTCAGGATTATCACTGGAAGCATGAACCTTGCCTTTATGGTTGGAAAGACGGTGCTGGACATTTATGGGCGTCCGATAGAAAGCAAACAACAGTTATCGACTTTGACAAACCTCAAAGGAATGGCGAACATCCAACCATGAAGCCTGTCGGTCTTTTTGACTACCAAATCCTTAACAATACAAAAGGAGGAGATATTGTGTTGGATTTATTTGGCGGTTCAGGTACGACAATCATGGCATGTGAACAAAACGGTCGTAATGGTTATTTAATGGAATTAGACCCTCGATATGTAGATGTAATCATTCGTCGTTGGGAGGAATTCACTGGAGAAACAGCAGTTAAATTAAACTAAAAATTGTGTAATAAAAGTTCCAAACAACTGCGTTTCAGAATGTATAGAACAAGAATATTAATGACGGCAAAATAATATAGCAAAAATAGCATATGTAAAGGAATTATTAAAATGATTGAAAAAGTAAACCCAAGTCACCCAGATAAAGTAGCGGACCGTATCGCAGGCGCTATAGTAGACCTTGCTTATCTAAAAACACAAAACCCTAAAATTGCAGTTGAAGTATTGATCGGACATGGGGACTGTCATATTATCGTCGAAACCGACACAATTTTGGAAAATAAAGAAGTCAGAAAATTAGTAGACCGCATCGCTGGACCTGGGCTTAATCTTGATTTGAAAGTAGTGGAACAAGACAAACATTTGAATGCTAATCAAGCGGAACAAGTTAAATGCGGAGACAACGGTATTTTTAAAGGCGTGCCACTCACCAAGGAAGAAAAGGAACTGTCGGGAATTGCTAGAGCGATATATAACGAAGTGCCAAGCGATGGGAAGTATATTTTATCTGGAAATGATTTGATTATTTGTCAAAGTAAAACGAATGAAATCGGCTGGCTTGGTAGCTATAATTTGAAGTTTAACCCATTGGGCTATTGGACTGGTGGGTTGGAAGTTGACTCAGGAGCTACAAATCGCAAGTTAGGCAGCGACATGGCGCAGTCTGTGACTGGTGGTGGCATTCACGGGAAAGACCTATCAAAGGCTGACGTGTCTGTAAATATATATGCGTTTTTAGAAGCACAAAAAACAGGTAAACCAATCGAGCTTTGCTGTGCTATTGGCGATACTCATGTAAACGGCATTCCGTTTTGCGACATCGTGGATATTGCTGGCAACTTTATTTATGAGCTTGGTGGGTTTGAGAAACTGGCCGAGTGGGGACTATTCTAGTCTCGTGAAATAATTTAGCAAAGGAAGTGAGGCGATTGGCTAATGAAGCAAACTTAATTCCGGCAAACAAGCGAAGTAAGAGCGAACTAAGAGAGATGACTCGTAAGGGCGGGATAAACTCTGGTCGTTCTCGTCGTAAAAAAGCAGACTTAAAAAAAGCGTTTGAAACTATTTTGAAAGCTGATGTATCTAGTGATAAAACAAAGCAACAATTAGAAACCCTCGGTTTTGAAGCAACCAACGAAATGGCTCTAGCTATGGTTATGATGCAGAAAGCAATGAAAGGCGACGTAAGAGCGTTTGAGCAAATAAGCAAATTGGCAGCCACAGACACCAAAGATTCGCTTGACAAGAAAGAGCAACGGGAACGCATCAAAGCGATACAGTTAGAAAACGAAAAACGAAAATCAGCTCTCGAAGGTACTGAATCACAAGAAAGCACCATTGGCAGGTTATTTGATAAGTTGGAGGAAGCGCTAAGTGAACCTTAACAGACTATATCACGACAAGCAGATAAGTATCTTAAAACGAGCTTTGCGTGAAGATTGGTACATGATGATTAACCATGGAGCAGTCCGTGCCGGTAAGACTCAACTTGATAATGATTTGTTTCTTATGGAGTTGCGTAGAGCGAAAAGAAATGCACTAAGGGATGGCGTCAAAAAACCTATGTACATCCTTGGTGCCACTAGTGCTGGTACTTTACAGACAAACATCCTAAAAGAGTTAACAGAAAAATATGGGATTGATTTCAAGTTTGACAAGCACGGAAATTTTAGCCTGTTTGGAGTTTATGTAGTTACTACCTTTACTGGAACTATTGCAGGATTGAAATCAATACGTGGTATGACGGCTTATGGGGCTTACATCAACGAAGCGACATTAGCAAACAAAGAAGTTTTCGATGAAATCCGCAAGCGTTGTTCAGGTTTTGGCGCTCGTATTATTTGCGACACAAACCCAGACCATCCGAATCACTGGTTGAAAAAGGATTATATAGATAAGGCAGACAACAA